CCTGTTCTATTGCCGTCATGATCTCCGTTACCTGCAATTATGACATTACCACCATTACCAATATAAGTTTCGTATGCCGTCTTACAACCGTTACCACAGTTTGAATCACCTGCAATATTAATATGTAAATCTTTGTTACTGAAATCCGATAGGGTCACACTACCACTATTCGTACCTGTGACTGTATAACCTAAATCTTCTAGTTCACTTTTCAATTGTGTGTATTGATCGCTTGTACCGGACACGTAATTTATATGAGCCGTATCAGCTTCTGCCTTATGACAGGTGCCTAAAAAAATCAATATAATAATTAATGTTGTTGCTAAATAATTCATTGTTGATTTATTGTTATTACATTTGTTGCACCATCACCTAATTCATAATCCATAATTTCAGTATCACCTTGTGTGACATTTATAATATATCCGTTTTCTTGATCTAGTCTTAATACAATATTATTATTTGACTCGTCTGATCTCATCCATACCCATTGTGGATCTTCATCTAATAGTATGACACCAAACTCATCTTTACCTGTTTTTCTTTTGTCTTTACCTTTATCAAACTCACTTCTCATTTGTAAGGCAAGTTGTTTATTCAATTCTGCTAATATGTCAACTAAAAAATCTTGATCTAAAAAATCAACATCTAATCCTGTAAATTCTTCTTCTTCGGTTTCTAATAGATCAACTTCTAAATCATCAAACTTTAGAAAGTCAATATCTAAAGCATTTGCAATTGATTTTGCTTTTTCTTCTGATATTGCCTCTTCTAATTTCTTTGGTGGTGTTACGATTAATAAGTTATTAATCATATCTAAATCTAAATCTAATATTATAGGTTTTAGTGGTTTAGATTCCATAGTTTCAACAGAGGTAACTTGAAATGCCTGATTCATAATTACAAATCCTGCGTCTGTTTGTACTTCTATCTCACCCACATAACAAAAACCATTGCCATCACAACTCGGTAATAAAACAATAGTTGAACCACCTATTTCATTTACAGTCATAGCAAAGTCTGTACCTCTAACAGCAATAGTTGCTGTAGGTGTTGTGATCTTTACATTTTGTGCTGAGTTTTTTGCTATTTGACCACTTGCATATCTGACTGTGCCAAGTGTTGCTTTAAGAGATAACGAACCTGTGTTTGTGTTAGGATCATAAACAAATTCATCTATGACAAGTTTGCTGTGTTCGGTAACATCAACTCTAGTATCATCTATAAATTTTATACCGACTTGTCCCTTACCTGTCTTGACAGTATCATATGAAAAAACATCTAACTCTTTCTCTACCTCTATGTCTTTATCACCGTCTTGTCTATCGATAACGGCACTACCATTATGAATAGTGACCTCACCGATAGAAGCAAGACTACTTGTTGCTAAAGTCGTAAGGATTAAGAGTATGCACCCAATTATAAAATTTATAACACCCATATGCTACCATTCCTGAAAATAATATTACTGTAATCATTAGTCTGTTTGACTGATATCAATATCAGCATTGTCTCCACTTGTTGTTAATGTAATCATGTTATCGTTTACACCTGATTGTGTAATATCAACATCTGCGATACCACCAGTGTGTGAGTGTATTAATGTGTGACCGTTAGCGTCACCATTGCCGTCTATATCAATTAAATAATTGTTAGTATCACCATTTACTGTGATTGTTAAGATTGCACTATTACCATCAACAGTAGCGGCAACAACGTTTGAGTCAGAACCTGATTGACCAACTATATCAACATCTGCTGAAGTAGCTGATGATGTTTGTCCAATATCTAAATCAATATCGTTTGAGTTACCTGTAAAATTAATTACTGCATTAGCACTACCACATGATGAGTTACCGCCTGTACTATCACAATTTAAATCAACATTGTTTGAGTTACCAACTAAATTGATAACACCTGTGTATGTTGCACCGTTGATCTGATATGTAATTACGTTTGAATCACCGATCTGATCTATATTTAATATAGTCGTAGCACCTGTTGAGGTAGACGCCGTTGTGCTATTACCTATCGTGTTATTCTCTCCGTCTTGTGTTATATCTAAATCAAGTGAAGCACCTGATTGAGTAACATATATGTCGTTTGCATATGATAAAGTCGTCATCATAATTAACATAATAACACTAATTATTGTTTTCATTTTTCGTGTATTCCTTTTACTTTTTCTTCTTTATATTTCCAGTAACCTTTTTCTTTACCACTTTTAATTAAATCTAATATAGCGTATTCTATTGCCGTTCGAATGGCGTAGGTCACTGGTTCATTTACAGCAACGCCACTCTCTAATTCTAATGCCTTTGTATTTAAATCTAAAAATGTAAATACATCACCACCTTTTGAATGACTAGCAATCGTTTTAGTCACTTGTGTGGTTAACAAAATCTCTCCTGTTTGTACTGCAACAATTCTCATTGAAACAGTTACTTGATCAACTCTATATTGTTCACTTATTCCTATGCCAAGATATCTAGCACCCTTACCACCTGATTGTATATTACTATCATAACCTACAATACTACCTTCTATAAGAAGACCTGCAAATGTTAAAGGTTTTAAGATGTTACCAACTTCAGCTTCACCATCATATTCTACTCTTGTTGATCTAATTAGTTGTCGTTCTTTGATTAGATTATCTAATCCTTCTCTCTCTAATACTTGAAACCAATCACCATTTGATACTTCTTTTAAAGCGTCAATTACAAATGTGCTACCACCTTGTGTAACGGCAGTTGATAGTTGAGAAAACTTTGTACTTGGTTTTCTCTGACCTGTCAAGTCTGAAAATCTGTAAACAGCAATTGTAATCTTAGGTTGACCATCTAATTTAGGTATTGCTTTTAATTTTTCTTTAGTAGTTGTCGCCTCTATATAAGGTAGTTTGCCTTTATTGATCTCAATATCTTTATTAGCAGCACAACCTGATATAATCAGACCTAATAATATAACTAATATTGTTTTCATGTTTAAAATTTAAAATCACCGATAGGAACTGCCATTGTAGTGACCGTTCCGTCATCTGCTGTGATTGTTAATGTAATGATTTCAGTTGTAGTATCTTTGACCCAAGCGATCTGAGCACCTTCAATCGTTGAGGTACCACTTGTAGGGCAAGTTGTAGCACTACTATCACAACTTGTACCGAACATATTGTCAACCAATTGTTTAGATAGGTTGGCATATATTCTACTTTCAACGTTGGCAATAAATTTATTTACTGTTTTATTCTTTTCTGCTCTCTCGGCAGCTGCCTTTGCTGATTTTATATCGTCAATAACTCCTTGTTTTCTTTGTACTTCAAGTTGATTTATAGACAAGACGTGACTAGAATATCCATTACCTGAAAAGGCAGGATTCTTAAACTCGTGTGTTATTTCGGATGCTAGTAAACTAAAATCAAGGTTTAATGTAAATGCCACTACTAATATCACCATTTTTGATGATGTTTTCATACTACTATTTATAACTATTTGTCTTGATGTTTGTTCTTTTCGTTCTCTCGAATGGTAAGAATAGTGTTCAATTTAGACTTTAATCGGATAATATCATTATCTAGTCTTCTAATTTTATCGATAAGTTGAATTAAAGCACCTGAAGCTTCAGATAGCTTCTTTATTACCTCTTGTGTGATGTAGGTGTATATAAAAAAGATGAACCAACCCATAGCAATTGCTGCCAATGTAGCAAATCCATACTGATTTAAAATTTCTAATACTGTCATTAATCTTTCCTTGCGTCATCTTTACCATCTGCTCGTGATATTCTTTCTTCGTCTGGTTTTAGATGTAATGCGTGAGATATAAGTAGGTCTAATTTGATCATGTCATTATTCATGGTTTGTACTCTATTGTCTAAACCCATGATGATACCATGAAGACTTTTTACAGAATTTACAACACCACCTAAAATGTATTTTAAAATAATATAGATGAATACACCCATTGTTGTGGCTGCTGCTACTGGTAGACCAAATTGTGTAAGTATTTCGAAAAACATAATATTAATATTTAGTTATAAGAAGAAAGGGGTCTAAAGCAGACCCCTTGAAGTTATATTATTTTTTAGTATATATTGAGTAAAGTACCCACACAGCAACTAAACCAACAAGTCCTTGACTTGAAAATCCTGCTATAATGTTTTGTACATTACCAATCACAGAAATGTCTGGCCAAAACGGCACATTTTGTCCTGTGAAAAGCACTTCTAATACAATACCTAGAGCGATAAGTGAAACACCTACGTCTGCTAATGCACTAGACCATGCTTTTATTTTATCTATAGCTTCCATATANTNTCTCCTTTATATGATTTGATATCTCAANNTCTTTCATNATNTNNTANGTTTATTTATAATATANNGAGGTAGGNNATTGCNNCCTACCCCATAAAGAAACAGGTGGAGAGATTTTACTCTTCCTCTGCCAATTTACTAAAGTAAGATAATGTTTCATCACTATCCTCATCTGTAATTGGTGTTGAAGATGTATTATCAACTGTTTCTGTTTTGACTGGTGCTACATTTGTAACAGGTGGGATCGTTACATCTTCAGCAGTTCCAGTACTTCTTGTACCACTTAAAACTTTATCTAGTTTCGCTTTTAGCTCATCATATGATTTAAAGTTTTCAGGTGCAAGAAATGGTTTAAGGGCATATTGTTTATCCCAAACTTGTTCGATTGCCTCATCATTCTCTTTGATTGGTGTAGGACTATCAAATTCTGACTTATCATAGTTCCAGTAACCATCAACTTTTCTGATTTTTAATTTGAAGTTAGCACCTTCCCAAAAATCAAATGGGTTAATAGGTTTCTCATCTTCAAATTCAGGTTTCATCGCTTCAGTAATCTTATCAAAGATTTTCTTACCGAATTTAAACAACTTAATTTGACCTTCGTTCTCAGGATGTTTAGCGTCATTGACAACTAGAATGTTTGCAACATAAGATAGTTTTCTTTTTCTCTTTCTTGCAATCTCTTTGTCTGCTTCAACGCCAGAATTCCATAGTAAACTATTTGATTCACTAACTGGATCTTTTTTATTAAGTGTTGTTAAACTGTTTTCAATGTACCATCCACCAGGTCCTTGAAAGGCATGAGACCATAATCTCGCCCAAGGTAAATCTTCACCTTTAACTGCTGGTAGAAATCTAAAAACTGCATAGCCATTACCTGACTTATCTAATTCTGGTTTCCAGAATCTATCATCAGCATATGAGTTTTTTTGTTTTTGAGGTTCTGATACTTTTCCTAGTTCGCTGACTAGGGTATCTAGGTTTGACTTTGACCTTTTTAAGGCCGCTATACTTGTATTCATATATATTTTCCTTTGTATGTTATCGTATAATTGTATTTGTATATGTGCTGTGTATTCGCACTTTATTATTTATAAAACTAATTCTTAACAAACCAAGATTTAATAGTTGCCTTTGTTTTAGCAAATTGAATCTTTGAGTCTGCCCAACTTTTCTTTTGATATTCAATTATTTCTTGTTTCTCATTAGAAATATGTTTGACAATTTTACCTGGTACTTCTGAAAACGCTTTCAGCGTTTCTTTAGGTGTATAAGTTTTAGTTTCATTAGTATTTCCCACAGTAGCGGTAAAGCATAATACTAAAAGTGCTATCATTATGTTTTTCATAGTTCTATTATATCACTTATTAGACTGGTTGTCAAGCAGCCGTTTCTTTTCTTCTATTAGATCAGATACCTCTTTGGCAAGTGTCTTATTATCATGTTTTAAATGAGTAATAGTTTTATTTTGTTCATCAATAATCTTTTCTAAATCGTTTGGTCCTCTATCGTCCATTATATATCTGTCCTTACGATATGTTTTCTTAATGCTCTTAATAGTCTTTCCATGTTATCTATGATATCAATTAAAGACTTATCTGTAATATAGTGTTGTTGTTCTTTTAACTTATCATATTCTTTCAATGATATCTGCACCATAGGACTAGGTGCTGGTACTTCATTCTCAAAAGATTTATCTACTGAATTGTCATCTGTCATATTTCTCCTTATAATCTTTTGGCTTTTGCTGCCAATCGTTTTGCTTCTGTAATTATTGCCTGTCTTATCTTTCTACCCATAGGTATTTGTACAGATTGACTAATCTGTTTACCTTTCTTACTGATATACTCGACACCAATAAATTTATCTTTGAAATCACCTTGAACGGCTCTTACTGCTTTCTTCAAACTCATTTCTTCTTTCTCTTTCTCATCACCTGCTTCATTCCAAAACTTAAACATTCTCATTTTTGCCATTACATATCCTTTATTTTATTCTTTAGTGTCATTTTATATTTTGTTATATTATACGACATGAAAGGTTTATATCTTATCATTCTATCATATAATTTAGGCCATAATACTTTTTCACTTATGTCCTTGTTTAGTCTTTTTGAAAACTTTAATATGTCATCTAATATTATAAGCGTTTCAAAGTTTATCTTTTTAGATAAGAAGTATTTAAGTATCGGTGGGTGTTGTTTATCTTTAGAAGTAAACAAATCATCAAAACTTAATTTCTTTGTTATCTTACCTAATATATAATCTATATCTTGTTCATAGTAATAATGTAATGCCTCTACTTTTTTTGCCCACGTTTTATAGTTATCATCACCTGCTCTACCAATGATATCCCCAATCCAAAGATTAGTGTTAGAAACAAAATTACTGACAAAATAGTTAGTGACATCATTATCGCTATAAGTTCTACTAAGCTTATGAAAAAAATACCTATCCCTTCTTTTAGTGAATGTTTCCATCCTTGCTGTTGTTCTGCCATTGTGTTTATGGTAGTCATAACTCTGGTTCTTACTTGTGAAATGTAGTTTGATTGCCAGATAGATTTTATAAACTTCAAATCCATTCACTCTTATCCTTTAAGA